AACCAGTAGCATCATTGATGCCTTTGGGATCGCGCACCCACTTGATTGTAAGTTCAGTTGCCCCACCAATTTTAGGTGTCTTAATGTTTAGGTAGGTAGCAAACAATGCACCAGTGGTTGAATTGGCATTTGGGATGACACTAAATAGGCCATCAACTTCTAGTGTGTTATATACATTTGGTTTAAGTGTTTGTGTTGGAATACGGCTTGACGAATCCGATTTGCGGCTAATGTATTGGCTCATGCTTTGATCCACTTCTCTGGGTTTCTAAACTTGACTGGATTCCAAGTACGGCTAGCAAGGATTTGGAAGTGTAGGTGTGGGCCAGTAGATCGGCCAGTGTTGCCTGAAACGCCTAATAACTGACCCTGACGGACTCTCTGGCCTACTGCTACGTTTACACCATTTAGGTGACAATAACCTGCCCAGAGGCCTGCTGTGCCGTCCTCAAAGGCATCATTGTCTACAATGACATGGATCCCAAAAGCCCAGCCCCAGCCCTTTTTGTAAACGTGCTTGCCAGCGTGTACAACCACGCCCGGCACTGCAGCTACAACTGGTGTACCAATGACAGCCTTGTAATCAATGCCTTTATGAATGCCACCAGTTTTGTACTTAGCCCCAAATGGGAATGAAACTATGCCTGATTTAATCGGTTTCATCTAATTTGGCCCTGCCGTAATTGTCATACTCTGGGTTTAACCAGTTAATCGCAATGGGTAATGCTGATACAAGGCCAATAGTTAAGGCTGGATGTAATCCTAAAGTGTCAGCATTGATAAGTACCCAGCCCAATACACCTGCACCAAATACCTTGATAAATGATGCAATGGGACTATGTGCAAACCATGTTAAGAATGTCATTTTTTAGCTTTAGCAACTGGCTCTGGTGTTTGCTCTGGCTCTGGCGTTGGTGCTGGTTCGTCAGTTTCGACTGCATCTGTGTAGCAAAAACACGCGCCACACATTACGGGATTAGTTGGGTCTATTGTTCGTACAGGGTTGACATTGTAAATACAACCGTCAGTAGAGCATGTAAAAATCCAAATCATTATGCTGCCTCGTATGTTCCAGTTAAGGTGTAACTGTCACCAGTAGCGGGAACGACTGGTTTTGCGGCTGCTAATACGTTTCCAGTTATGCTTGTTGGTCCCACACTAAAAAACATTGTATCTATCAAAGTCGTTGAATTACGCAAAAAAAATGGATAATAATTGGAAGCGGAAGTGTCAAAATATAATCCCGATCCAGTTAACGCTTGATTGGCTTTTGCTGTAATTGGCAAAGTAACTGTATATCTTGTGCTTGTTCCTACTGTTGATGTACTTCCTAAAGACCAAGCAATATTGAAATGTACTGTTTTTCCAATTTGGCAAAAATTACCACTAATGGTTCCGTTCCCTATTGTTGGCGCAGTACCGTTGCCAGACCACACTGGGGTATATGAAGTCCAAGCTAGTAAGCCAGAGCCTACGCTGGTATCTATGTCAGTTGCTAGTGTCTGAATGGCAAGTGCGCCATCCTTTACATAGTCTGTGCTAGTTGGGTAGTCCCAACCATTGTTAGTTGTCGTGCCGGCCATTTATAAATCCTCCCATTGGATACTTGCATTATACGTTGCCCAATCCTGTGTTGGTGGGACTTGATACCAAATTATTGATGAATATGTTTCTGAATATGCCGAACAGGTCAAGGCAAGTTCGGCTGTGTATCTGGTCAAGTTCCATGTGTAACCCTCAACAAATCCATCAAAATCTGTGCCAAATACTGATGGCAATGCCGTTGTGCTAACCCGTAGGCCGTTGTATACAGCTGCTAAAGCATCTCTGGTGGCATCGCTAACCGTTGGTGAATGCAATGGAATCGTCAGCTGCTCTGGATACATTCGTGGATAAGCGCGTGACTCAACAAAGTCGGCGGCTTGTGCTTCGGCATCCACCAAGTTGTGCAGCTGGGTTGAACGTGTACCAGTTAGTTGGCCATAGAGAATGATTGACTGCTCATCCCTAGCCTCGGTTTGTCCTGCTCGGTAGGTCACAATGGCATCGTTTACAATTTCACCCCATTGGGCAGCTGTGCGTAAACCATCGGCAAGAATATCGTCAGCTGTAAGAATTAATGCTGTGGCAGTCGATCGGGCCAAATAATCGTCATAAAACAAATCTCCGTTGCCGCCCTCATAGAGTACGCCTCTGCCAGAGTTTGCAGCCTGTACGGCTAATGTATAGGCATCAGTTTCGCCATCATTGTATGCTTCAAGTTCGTATTGCCCCGGCACATCCACATTAGTAACTAAGTTATCAACTAAAGCAATGCCCACAGCATCGTAACTATCCCAAGTCACACCAATTGGCACACTTGCCCAAGTCAAGGTTGGTGCTACATCATCCCATTCAGTCAGGAATGCTTCACTAAGGATGTTCAAAATTCGTGTGCCGTCATTTTCTTTTGCAAAATTAGACACACCAGCTAGACGGCGATTCAGTTGCGCCAATGGTCCAACGGCAGTAATTGAATAAACGGCAATTGAACCATCTGATCCATAGGCATTAAGGCTGATGTCAATGTCTGAAATAGTGCCATAAAAGATTTCCTGTGTACCTGATGTACCTTTGTCAATGCTTACTGATACTGATTGACTTAATTCCACAGCTAATGGATCGCTGGCATCAGTCCATAATTGGATTGATGCATAGCCGGGTTGTGGTTGATCCATAACATCATCTCGACCCATTCGGATTGAGATAGATGAAATGGTGTTATCTGCGTATGTTGTAGTGCCGCCAAAAGTCACAGTTGGATAAGGCTCATAATCGGTCACAATGTTGCCCCGACCAAGTTAATTGCACCTGTGCGACGTGAGGAATCTTGAAGTAATCGCTCAATGCTACGTCGGGCAGACTCACCATCTATGACACCATTCATAATTATGGTTACGCCTTGACCGCCACTATCTGCCCGGATTGAGCCTGATCCACTTGGTACAAACATTTCGGGGCCAAACTCACCTACTCTGTAAGCCTGATTACCCATGACTGATCCACCAGCAGCTCTGTTTTTGTACCCTAATTTTTTACCCAAGGTTGTATCGGCAAATTTTAATCCGCCGTCACCAATGATAAGAAAATCTGCAATTTTTCCACCAATTTTTTTAGCTTCCCTATATGCCTTTGCAACTGCGTTAATACCATCTGCCACATTTTTCAAAGCTTTTGCAATACTGTTCAAAGTATCATTAGCATCTTTGTCATTGTTTAATGATTTGAACAATTCGCCAAACGCATCGGCTAATTCTGCTAAAGATGAACCTAAATTGTAACCACCATTTGTGCTCTTAAATTGTCCAGATAATTCTTGTGCTCTTTCACTTAAAGAATTTTTGTCATTACCAGCAAATCCATCAGCAACATCATTTGTTATGTCCAGAAGTTTAGACATTCTATCAATTAACTTCTTGCCACTTGCTTCTTTTAATTCTCCAAGTTTTTCATTTACTATGTCCAGTTTGCCTTGATAAGTATCTGCATAGGTACTGGCTTGACCCTCAAATAGATCTGAAAGTTCTGTTGTTAAATCTTTAAACGATTTTGTTTTTCCTGTGGCATCATCTAATTTGATACCTAATTTTCTTAATGGCGTTAGATTTCCGTCATAAGCTTTGGCTAAGGCATCAACAATTCCGGGGAGTGGTTTACCTGTGCCTCTTGCTGTGTCCAAGGAAATATTCAATAAATCTTGGGCTTCGGTTACATCGCCAGTTGATCGAGTTAAACGGCCAAGTGCATCTCGCAAATCCACATCGCTGTAACCTGTGGCAAATTGCATTTTTTCAATAAAGTTATCAATTGATTCCAAAACTGTTTCGTCAATAACACCAGCAGTTTTTTCAAGTGTTTTTCTAAATTTCTTTTGGCTTACTTCATCTTCGGCATAGGCTTTTGCTGCATCTTTACCAAAAGCAATGGCCATTAAGCCAACCGCACCTGTAACTAAGCCAATGGATTTGGCCATTTTTATGCTGTTAGTTTTTAACTTGCTTTCAAACTTTCTTGCTGATTTGTCAGCATCATTTAAACCTCTACCAAACTTACTTACATCTGCAAGCAAATTTAGTTTCATTGTCCTTACATCAGCCACTTGTCCGACTCCATTCGCCGTATACCTTGCCAACCGATTGTTTCCATCGGCGAGTGATTTCTGGTTGTAATGCTTTTAAGGTAGGGAATATCCAGTAACCTTTGTTTCCTCGACCCTCTTTTGGAGTTCTAGCAGGAAACTTGTAACCCCCATTTGGAAAATTGCCAGCTGATCCAAAGCTGTTGCGATCAGATCCAAATTCATTACCAAACAACAAAATGCCAGCATTTGCGCCACCTGATGCTCGGCCTTTACTTCCACCGATTGTGACGTTAGGTATTCGATCCTTATTTCCTCTTACGGTTGAAGCCACGATTGCTGTTTGCGTTGGCATAGGTGAGCCAACATAGCCAGCCATCTTAATTGCCCCAGCAGTCCACATGCTAATGCTGGCAACATCCTCTTTTAATGCTTTTTTGCTGGCATCGTCCATTTTGTTTAATGTTTTAAACAAGCCTCTAAGATCTCTAAGGTCAGGCTGTATTTTGATTGTAGATCTAGTGTCAGCCATGACCATTCCTCTCTCTTATCAGCGTTAGTGCCGTATTAATATCTGCGAGCGACCACTCCATCAGATCAGTCATTGGAATGCCGGTAATTATTGCTATTCTCACCAGCGCATCCCTTAACTCTCTTTTGGGTTTTCCTCAACCACCTCAAAGGTTTCAAACTCATTAACAACCCAAACTTGTTGGCTTGGTAACTTTGTGTGACCTGCTGCCTTGGCGGCCTTGTACAACATGCAAGTAATGACATCAAGACTTCCCTGACTGATCTTTTCAGCTGCTTGGCTGACTGTGTAGCCAAGTTCACGTTCGATCTCGACCCACAACCATGCACTGTCATCGCTCACTATGTACTTATTGCCCTGTTGTGTTTCTACTTCGTATTTCATAATGGTTGCCCTGTTCTGCTAGTTAGGCTCTTGCGACTGTTCCATCCTCAACAATAAAGCTGAGGCTGGTGGTCAATACATCAGTGGCCGCACCACCAACGGTTGGAAATACTGGAAATACATTGCCAGTAAATGTGTCACCGTTTACATCAAATGAGAATGCAAGCGATGTATCGGGTGCGCTGTTCGCTGCATCCCATAGTGCAGAGATGATGCCAGCAGATGCTGAATCGTCTAGGTAAAGTTCCACATTTAGTGTGGCTGTCTTGTCTACGGTCTTGTAGGCGCGACCTGATAGCACTTCTAGAACCTGCTGGTTGTTTTCGCGCTCTAGTGTAACTGTTGATGCTTGGTCAGCGTATGACACAGAGTTGATGCTCAAAGTCAGATTCCGACCAGTTATGTATGTTGCTGGCATGACTTGCCTTTCTAGTTGGTTGTGACCATCTCTATGTTGAGTTGGCTGATAAGCATGTCGGCGTTTCCGATTTGCTGGACTGTGGGTTGTGACCATCCACCAAGCAACGAGATGTTGTTGGCTAGTAGGTCGGTAACACTAAAAATTAAAGTTTCCAAATTTTTCAAGGCAGCGCGATTGTCAGCTGCATTGACAATGACTGTAATGTCAAAGCGAACATTGCAACGAGCGCCGCCAATGGCACTTACTGTTATGTAAGGAGATCCCGGCACAAGCACAATTGCTGGTGGCGTAATGTTCTCATTTGGGTATGAGTAAACTACTCGCCCGGCAGCTGCAAGAGTTGCGGCAAGTGCATCACGGTAAGTCGCTAGATCAGCCAAGGTAGCCTCGGGTGTCTAAGTGCTTGCCGAGTAGGCCTGACACACGGGTAAGCATTGAGCGCCCTAGGCGGTATGGTGCTGGACTTTGGAAGTCAACGCCTTGCTGGCCTAGTGTGCCAGTACGAGTGATCCAGATGTCACAAGCCACGGCCATAGCAGCTTCTCTGACTTCTGGAGTGGTGTCATAAAGAGCTGCTTGGCTTGTTAGCACTGCTCGCCCATTAGGTATTACATGGCGCTTAGTTATGTTTGCGTTTGTAATGGCAGCCTCAAAGAATGTAACGCCATCCTCTTTACCTACGGCTGTCACAGTGCGTGATCCGTCAAAAGGTGCGCCACACTTGCTAACTGTTAATGCTTGACCAACTACAAAAGTGTTGTCATAGCAATAAAAGCGAGCCACATTACTTGTAAGTGATACGCCCTTAATAGATACATCATCAAAAGTTAAATAGGAAAGGATTATGTTTTCGGCGCTATCTGCAACGGCTTGCACAATTGCATCAGCGTAGATGTCACCAATACCAAGTACGGCTTTTAACTCGCTTAGTGTAATTAGTGCCATGTCTCAATCCAATTCTTGTGAGTGTGTGGGGGACACAGGGCCGCATCCCCCACACTTCTAACTAACTCTGACTTAGGTCAGGTTAAAGCGACGTACTCCACCGGCTGTGATTGTCTTAACGGCCATGTAACCGTAAAG